TAAAGATGAGCTAAACAGATGGTTAGTCCCTCAATACGGAGATAAACTTTATATTGATTTTGACTATACAAACATTCCAGAGCTTCAAGAAGAAATGGATAAAGTAGTAAATCAAATGACTCAAGCCTGGTGGTTAACTCCAAATGAGAAAAGAGCAGCAATGAGTTATGGTGCTGATGAGGATACTCAAGAAATGAATGATTATTATATCCCTTCTACTTTTTTACCTCTTGACAATCAAGATTTAGTTATTCCAGAAGAACCTAAAAGTGTTGACATTGATTTTAGAGTTGGATGGGAAAGAGCTAATCAATTAGCAAGTCGTGAATCATTGTCTTTAGATACTGTAAAAAGAATTAATAGTTTTTTAGCAAGACACGAGGATAATGCAAAAATATCTGAAGAATACAAAAACGAGCCTTGGAAAGATAATGGTTATGTAGCTTATAACCTGTGGGGTGGTAAATCAATGGTTTCTTGGGCTAGACGAATTTCAGACAATGAGGAATCGAATAATTAAACAAGTCAAAAAGGATTGGCAAAAAAACTTTGAGAATCAACTTGATATTGCTGAAAGAAAAGAAATATCAAAAGTTGCTAGATATTTTCGTAGTGAATATTATAAAGGGATAGACGATTACTTATCTACAAAAAAAATTACTAATTACCAGGGTTTATTTAAAGAATTAGATGTTACAAATATTTACAATGACATTTATGTAAACATTGGACTTCGATTTACAAAATGGTATCAAAGAAACTTTGAAAAGTTAATTGACAAGCAAACTACTGATGAAACAATATGGGCGCAAAAATATTCTTACATAGCTGGTAAAATTGCAGCTGAAAGAGTAGTTAGTGTTTCTGGAAATAGAAGAAAAGAATTAAAGAATGTTTTACAGAGACTTGTAAAGAATCCTGAATTTAATGCTCTTAATGAAAGACAAGCACAAAGAATATTAAGACAAAAATTTAATAACCTTTCAAAAACAAACGCTCAACGTATAATTAGAACTGAATCAACACTAGCTGCTAATTATGCAACACAACAAACGGCAATTGATACTTTTGGACTTAACAATCTTCAAAAAGAATGGTTTGCTGCTTTAGATTCAAGAACAAGACCTGACCACGCTGCTGCCAATGGACAAATCGTGGACCAAAAAGATTACTTTAGAGTTGGAGGAGAAGAACTAATGATGCCTGGTGATTCAAACGCTTCAGCTGCTAATGTAATAAATTGCAGATGTTCAAGTGCTTCCTTTCCAAAAGAAGAACCTGAAACTGTTCAAAGCAACCTTCTAGAGGGATTAGCTTATACATATATAGCTGGAGAAGTTGCTCAAGAAGTGTTAGAATAATATTTTATAAATTTGTACTATGGAAAAAATGATATTTAAACAAACTCAACTCGGTGACTTAATCGATGCCGATGAAAAAGCTGGAATCGTAAAAGGATATGGTTCAGTATTTGGCAACGTAGATAGTGATGGTGACATCATTAATCGTGGCGCTTATAAAAAAACCATTGAAGAAAACGGAAATAGAGTTAAATATCTCTATCAGCACGATATGGATAAACCTCTAGGTAAAATTGTAAATCTAGGCGAGGATGACAAAGGTTTATATTTTGAAGCTGAAATACCTAAAACAACTCTTGGAAAAGATGTTATTGAACTTATGAAAGCAGGAGTTATAACAGAAAATAGTGTTGGTATTCTGCCAATACAAAAAGATAACAGCGGTGAATACAGACAAATAAATGAAGTTAAACTTTATGAGATTAGTGCTGTGACACTTGCTGCAAATGACCAAGCAATACTTTTAGATGTCAAAGGAAACTATGACAGTGAGAAAGTATTAAAGAGATATGACAATCTTGTTAAGGTTATTAGAAAAGGACAAATTTCAGATGATTTGGGTTATGCCATTGAATCGGAGCTTGTAAAACTAAAATCAATTTTTGCATCATTACTCACTTTGCCGACAGAAATAGAAGTCACAGAGCCGAGAGAAGTTAAAAGAGATAATAGTGAAATCTATAATTATTTAATCAATAAATTAAAATAAAATGAACGAAGAAATCAAAAATGAATTAGACCAGATTGGAAATTTGGTTGATTCTAAAATTGAAAAAGCCTTCAATTCAGCTAAAGATAACGCTAAAGGAGAAATCGAAACTTCATTAAAGAGTGAGATTGATAACTTAAGCACTGAATTTTTAGCTAAACACGAAGAAGCTACAAAAAGGATGGATAATTTTGAAGTTGCTCAAAAGAAAGCAGTTTCTTCAAACCAACCTACTAACTTTAAAAGTTCTTTAATCAAAAGCATTAACGATGGTGCAATTGAAGGATTATTAAAAGGTAACTCAAACGCTGCAAAGTTTGAGATGAAAGCAGGGGATATGACTATGGCTAATGCCTATACTGGCGTTGTTGCTGGAGAAACAGTAATCCCAGATTTTAAATTCGACCCATCAAGAAGCGTACACATTAGAAATTTAATTCCTAATGGAAGCACAGATGCTCAAACAATTAGATTCCCAAAAGAATCTGCTTATGATGATGGCGCTGCTGCTACTGCTCAAGGTTCAACTCTTGGACAGTCTGACTTCGATATTACTGCAACTTCAGTAAACGTTGAAAAAATTGGTACTTTTATGAGAATAACAGAAGAAATGTTAGCTGATACACCACAATTATCATCTTACCTTTCTGCTAGAGTTCCTGGTAAAGTTTTATCAATTGAAGATAACGAAATCCTTAACGGAGATGGTTCATCGCCAAATCTTGATGGATTATTTACTGATGGAGCTGCATTTGACACAACTTCAGGAGGAGCATTCTACCAAGCTGTAGAATCTGCAAATGAGTATGATGTTCTTGTAGCTGCTTGTAACCAGTTAGCATTATCAAACTATACTGGAAGTGCAATTTTAGTTAACCCAACTGATATGCACAAAATCGCATTATTAAAAGCGACTACAAACGAGTATTTAAGAAACCAAATTTACTCTGGTTTAGTACCAACTATTATGGGAATTCCTGTTACTGCTAATACAGCTGTAACTGCAGGTAAATTCCTAGTAGGTGATTTAAACCAAGCGACTCAACTTTGGATTAGAGAAAACCTTTCTGTTGAATTCTCAAGAGAAGATTCTACTAATTTCAGAGATGGATTCGTAACTGTAAAAGTTTCAGAAAGAATCGCGTTGACGAACTACCAACCAAATGCAATTGTACAAGGAACGTTTAGCACTGCTAAAGCAGCCCTTGAAACTGCATAATTAATCGAGTAGTATATTAAATTAAGGGGCTTATATAGCCCCTTTTTTTATACCCCTATGTTAAATAAACTTTAAAATTTATTAAAAAAAAGTAAAAATATTTGGTTATTTAAAAAATAGTTTATATATTAGCTGTATAATTAAAAACAAAAACAATGGAGAATACAATGTCAAAACAAGAATTACAAGATTTAGTAAAAGATTTATGGTCTTTACCTGAATATCAAAGAAAACAATTGGCTATTATGTTAATGGGTACAACTCTAAATGAAGAACCTTTTAACGATTGTAAATTAATATTAAAAAGTATTTAAAACAATACAGATGCTGATAACCTGTAGTAAAACCAAAACACTAAAACCGAAATCAACAATGGATTATTATCCTAGTGAGGAATTTAGTAAGTCTAGTTTGAACGGGCAGCATCTTTTTTAAAATAAAACTATGAAAACAAAAGAGATGATTAAATGGGCTTTTATTACTTATACAGTAATATTTATTATACTAGGAATTATAGGAACATTAACTTATTATTTACCATAATGAAAACAATATATAAGGCAACACAACAAGATATAAATATGCCAGTAGATAAAGAATGGCAAAAAAGATTTATAAAATATTTGTGCTGGGGTTTACCTCAATTTACATTTTGGATGATAATGCTAACACACTTTTTATTTTATGTCATTAGGGGAAATTAAAAAAGATTTAAATAAATTACATCACAAAGTATTTTACTGCGCAGAATTAAAGCTAAAAGATGCTCTTAAAATATGCAGTGAGCTAAATATAATAGAAACAGAATTAGATAAGCTAAATGGAACAGAACAAGCACAAGAAACGAAAAAACTTTCCGATTTATAGCGGAGTTATAAAATACTTTCCAAAAGCTCTTGCTTATGTAGCTTTAGTTAGTAAAATTGGAAATGACCAACATAATCCTGGCAAAGAACTATTTTGGGACAGAACAAAATCTCAAGACAATTTAGACGCTTTATCGAGGCATTTAACCCAGTGTGGTAATTTAGATGATGATGGTCTTTATCACGATGCAAAAGTAGCCTGGAGAGCCTTGGGGAATTTGGAAGAGTTATTAGAAAAGAATAACTTTAACTTATAGTATATGTTAATTCTTTAACATTGTTTTTCATTTAATTAGTTTTTAATTAGTTTAGTTAATTAAGTGGTTAATTTCGGTTAGCCACTTTTTTTGTAACTTTATTTTTGTGGATAGCAATTCAAAGGGTTGTATTGCTGAATATAAGTTCGGTATTGAATGTCTTAAACGAGATATAAAAGTTTCTTACCCCCTAGTCCATACTTCTTTTTATGATTGTATAGCTGATACAGGAGACAATATGTATCGTGTCCAAATAAAATCAACAACTCAAGGATTTCAAAAAAACAGAAAAACAGTTCATATTCAATGGAAACATAATTACGAAAAAAAAGATGTAGATTATTTTGCAATATGGGTAGAGAAATTTGATGGTTTTTTTATTTTTAAAAATGATGGTAAAAGACTGGCAGTAAGATTAAGTTTAGAAAATGATTATTCAAAATATTTTAATAACTTTGACTTTAATTAATTCTCTTTTGTATAATGCACTGCAAAAATACTTGTGGTGCATTTTTTTTATCTTTGTTTAAAATAAAATGTTATGAAAGTAAAAATGTTAAAAGATGTTTATTCTTCTAAAGGTTGGAGAAAAGAAAATGAAGTTATTGATGTTGATGATAAAACAGCAAGACAATACATTTCTAAAAATATTGCTGTAAAACATAAAGAGGAAAAGATTGTTAAAGAAACTAAAGAAGAAAAAAAAGTATCAAAAAGAATAACTAAATCTAAAAAATAATGGCATATTTTTCTGAACCTTTAAATACATTTCATACTCAAATAAAAATTAATTCTACAACAGGTAGTGAAATATTGACTACTTCAGAGGCTAAAGATTTTATTAGAGTTGATACAACAGCTGATGATACAATTATCGGTCAAATGATAACACAAGCTAGAATATGGTGCGAAAACTATATATCAAGAGACATAGTGGCTAAAAATAGAACCTTATATTTAGCAAGTGTTAATGATAGATTTGTTTTGCCTTTTTCACCAGTGGCATCTATTAGCTCAATTACTGTTGAGGGAACTGCGACTACAGATTATGAAACTTATGGTCTAGATGATAAAATAGTTGCTTTAAATAATCTTCCATCTAAAGAAGTTAAAATTACCTATGTAACAAGTGGACAAGATGATAGTTTATTGAAACAAGCATTATCACAACTTGTGGCAACTTATTATGATAACAGAAGTGATTTTGTTATAGGAGTAACTATTAATGAAGTGCCAACGAATGTTAGAAATATTTTAGACTCATATAAAAATATGTTTATTTAATGCAAGTAGGAAATTTAAATACAAGGGTATTAGTAAAAAGACAAACTAAAAGCAGTGATAACTTTGGTGGTTTTACTGCAACAACTGCGACTGAATATACAATTTGGGCAGAAGTAAAAGAAACATCAGGAGAAATAACAACACAAAATGGAAAGCGTGATAGATATGTATCTATTGAAGTACGCTGTAGAAAACGAACTGGAGACCAAATACTTGACGGAGATTTGCTTCAGGTTGAAGGAGTATCGGGGTTGTACAGGATTAACAACAGATATGACGACATCCAAGATT